GGATTTGCTTTAGCCCACTGATCCATTGCAGATCCTGCGGGTTTTGCAGGAGTTGGAGTTGCGGTTGGTTTTGGTGCAGCAGTTGCAGTGGGTTTTGCAGGAGCTGGAGCAGGTTTTGGTGCAGAAGTTGCAGTGGGTTTTGCGGCAGCTGCAGGAGCAGTGGGTTTTGCGGCAGCTGCAGGAGCAGTGGGTTTTGCGGATGGAGCTCCACCACTTCCAAATCTCTGTCTTCTTAGGGCATCAATTCTAGCTCTGGACTTGTTTTCTGCTGCCGATTTTGCTCTTACAGCATCTACATTTGCCTGAGTCATTCCAGGAAATCCTCTCTCAGACAAAATTTCTGCATCTTCACTGAGAACCTCGGGGGTCTCATGAACCTTTGAATAGGCCTCCATGAGACCCTTAATTTCTTCTGCTCTCATTTTCCTGCAATAAAAAGTACTGTTATATTGTTATTTATTTATCTTCAGGTTTCCAAGAACAATCAGTCCCTTCAAAAACAGGAGAACACATTCTCATTGGTGGTGTAAGTTGTTTACAATCCTCTGAATAACATAAAGACTCATCGTTCTTTTCTTCAAGGTATTGTGGTTTATATTTTCTATCGGACTCTGAAATGATTCTATCATATTCTTTTGTCACATCTCTTAGAGCCCTATCAACATCTCTACCAACTCTACGATTTACTTTGTCATGATCTTGTAGTATAATCTCATTAAGAATACCTTGCGGGAGATACTTTCTTTGAAGTTCGTCCAATAAGTCCCAAAGTCCATGTTCTGATACTCCTGTGCATTGTGAGAGGGTTGCAATTATAGTAGATAAAACAACTCCAACAATAATGAGTTGTTTTTTATCTGGTTTCTTTTTACCAAAGTTAAAATTAAATTGCATGATTTAAAATCATTCTACTACTAGTTATAAGCATCAATAAATATAAAAATAGAGAAAGACTGAGGAAAATTAATGTCTAGACTCGGGATCAATACTGGTAGTAATCCTAATGATGGTCAGGGCGATCCATTGAGAGTTGCAATGGGTAAGATTAATAGTAATTTTACCGAAATTTATAATACGATTGGAGATGGAAATACTTTAACAAGTTATGCAAGTACTGCTGGTATCTCAACTGTTGCAAGAAATTTAACCGGAAGTCCGAAAATTAATGTTAGTGGTATTTTAAATACAGGAATTACCACTACGGAACACATTGAAGTAAGAAATATAACATCTACAGGAGTAGTTACCGCAACTCAGTTTGTGGGAGACGGATCTCAACTTACCAATGTAACTGCACTTGTTGGTGGTCTTGAAGTATTAGATGATAATGTAAGAAAGGGAGTTGCGAGAGAACTTAATTTTGGAGCTAACATAGAATCTACTGGACCTGATGGGGTTGGTAGAGTTACTATTTCGATTGCTTCATCAATTACTGCTGGTCTTTCCAATTACGCTTCTGTTGCTGGTGTTTCAACTTACTCGGTCACTTCTGGGTTCAGTACCTATTCTAGTTCTAGTGAAATATCATCTGCGTTAACCTCAACATCATCAGTCAATACATCGGGAATCATAACTGCAACTAAGTTTATCGGGAGTGGTTCTCAATTAACTGGAATTGTTACTTCAATAATTGCAGGAACTAATATTAGTATATCAACATCATTTGGTCAGTTAACAATTAATTCAACTGCAACTGGAGTTGCAACTGGTATTGCAACATATGCTGATGCTGCGGGAATTTCTTCTGCATCACAAGGTCTTATAGGAACTCCAAACATTAGTGTAAATCAAGTAGGAATTGCTTCATATCTTGCGGTGAGTGGAGTGAGTAGTTTTTATAACGATGTTCACTTTGAGTATGATAGAGCTGTCTTAATTGGTAATAATGATGAACTTCAACTTTATCATAACGCAACAAATAGTTATATTGACAATTCTTCTGGCAATAATCTAATCATTAGAACTCATAGTGGTTCTATTCAATTGGATAAAGAAGGCCCTGAACTTATGGGAGTCTTTAATACTGATGGATCTGTAGAACTTTATTATAATAATTCAAAGAAATTTGAAACCACTTCTATTGGTGCAACTGTATTTGGAACTCTTACTGCTACTAGATTTGAAAGTACCTCATCGGGCACACCAACCATTGATTCTCCAAACAACTTAAATATTAATGCAATTAATGTTGCAATAAGCACTGATATAACTATTGGTAGAGATGCTTATGTTGGTGTAAATACATCAAGTGGTCTTGTATTAACATCCCCAAATGGAACTCAATATAGATTAGTAGTTAACAATTCCGGAAACCTCAGCACAATTCTAGTGCCGTAAAATGACTCTCAAAAAGTATACAATTAAAGTAACAGAAGAACAATATTGGCAAGAGATTCACGATACTCTTTGTGGAATTTCTTCATGTGAACATATACCAAACAGAGAAGTTTTATGTTCTGATGAAAAGGATCATAGCCCAACGAGAGGATCTTTTGTTCTTCATGGATATGAAGTTGATAGTTTAAAACAACATCCACATATTGAATGGATTGAACTAGACCCAACAGAATATCCAGATGAGTATCCAAAGCCATCTCATTATATTAAAAGATGGAATAAAACTGTAAAAGTTTATAGGGATCTAGATTCTAATGCTCCAGTTTCAACTGGAGCAACTGTAGGTGAATTGGATAGAACTGGTTGGCAAATTGTAAGAAGTGGTATAAAAACAAACACTACTGCTTGGGGATCCGCAACAGGAAATCCAGGAGTTATTCTCAGTGATGCAAGTTATAGTTTAACTGGTAAAAATGTTGATGTAATTATTCATGATGCTGGAGTTCTTCAATATCATCCGGAGTTTATAGACAAAAATAATCGATCAAGAGTTAGAGATATTATCTTAGATGGCCCATATTATATTGACCCCAACTATTTTGATAATGTTATCCCTGCAGTAAAATACACAAAACCTGATGGAAGAGTTGGTATTGCAACAACTTCTGCGAGAGATTGGTGGATCAACTCATCAAAAAGATCTGCTGGATTTTCTACTATTGGGACAATCTCGGTTCCTACAGATTACACTGTTCCGAATTGTTTGGGAACAGATCTTATAGGGACTAACACAATGGTAAGTGGCCATGGAACTGCTTGTGCATCATTAACCGCAGGAAAAAATCTTGGACTTGCTTTTGATGCGAATATTTGGAATATGTCTGGTATTGGAGATCCAACTTCAATTACGATTGAACAAAACTACGATTTAATGAAAATATTCCATTTATATAAACCAGTTAATTCGGAAACAGGAAGAAAAAATCCAACTGTTGTTAATGGTAGTTGGGGATATCAAGCGGCGTTTTCTTCGGCCAATACCGTAACATATAGATTTAGAGGAACTACTGGAACTTTTACGGGGAATGCAGGAGTTACAGATCAAGTTACTGCAATGAAATCCGGATTAACTAATCAAGTTTCTGGTGCTTTTGAATCTTGGTCTACATCTTCTCGTTCCAGTTCAACTGATGAAGCTGCAAAAGAAATGATGGATACTGGTGTAATTTATGTGTGTGCTGCAGGTAATAATAATCAAAGACTTGGAGTTGGATCTACAGATCCAGATCTTTTAAATTACATGTCAGATAACTGGTTTGGTACTACTGATCCAAGATCACATTTTCCTTCTAACTGTGTTCCTTGTAATCATAGAGATTGGATGAATCCACAAGGCGTTGGTTTTAGTTCTGCAACAGATCCAGAGTTTCATCCATCAATTTGTGTTGGTGCAATGGATGAATATATTCTACTTGGAAGTGAAGGATATGCTGCAATTTATGGTGAAAGAAAAGCCTCATATTCCAACAATGGACCTGGAATTGATGTCTGGTCTCCTGCAGATGAAACTTTTGCCGCAGGAACTACTGGTGTAGCTGGATACATAGATTATCAAAGATATGATAATTCCAATTTTTACGACTGTTATTTCAACGGAACTAGTGCGGCTTCTCCAGTAGCTTGTGGTTTAATTGCACTTTATATGGAAACTGACCCAACTGCATCTTCAAGAAAAGTAAAATCTTGGTTGAAAAAACATGGATCTGTTGGAGTATCTACTCTTGCTTATGCAGATCAATATCCAGATGATACTATTACGACTTATTGGACAGGATCTTTTAATATGAGAGGTGCAGAAAGAAGAATACTTTATAATCCTTTTGCAAATGATACTAAACCTACTATGAGTGGTATTCAAATTTCCGGAATAAGTCTTTCTCTATAAATAAGCCGCCCAAATAATCTAGAACGATGAAAAGATTAGCACTTATCTTTTCGTTATTCTTTACTACTCCTGCTTTTGCTGGTGAAATCACATCAAAAATCACTGACTCTATTCAATTAAGCGTTCAGGGTGCAGCGGTACAATCAGAAAGAGTCGGTGCCTCATATGCAGTTTCAGGCACTAATATCAATGTAACAACTCTTGGGGGAGTTGGTGGAGCAGGTTCTTATGGCGTCAATACAAACGGACAAGCATTTACTTTCTCTGAAACATCAATTACTGCAGATGTTGATGTTACCTCTCAGTCGGCAGCTAATGGAACAATTGCTTCTCCCAACCTTTATGGCAACTCTACTACTCAGTTAGGTGGTTCTGCAGGTACTCTTGCAGGTACTCTGAGTGGAACTGGTGCTCCTACAGTCACTGCGGGTGGTCCTGGATCGACTGGTACAGCGCAAAGAACAGTTGAGTTAAGCGTATTCAAGTGAGACACATAACTCTCGGACTGGTTGCAGTCTTGGGAGTTATAAGTCCCTCATATGCTGGACCAGTAACTCCCAACTTCACCAGTGGGACCATCACATCAGAAACTAAAACTCGTACTGAAGTTGTAGAAACTATCAGGCAAATAGAGTATTCTACTGGAACATCTTACACAGTAACTGGCACCAACATCAATATACCAGGAACTCCTTCTCCTGGTATGAATTACACAATTCAAACTCAAGGTGCTCCATTCCAATTTAGTGAGACTTATCTGACTCCTGGAGTGGCAAAGGAAACATGGATAGACAGAAAAACAACAGAAGATTCTATAACAAATACCATATCAGTCTTTACTCAGTAATCTTTCTTTTACTGTTGACTTTGACTGGATCAAACAGATCTAAAGCAGAACAAGCCCCATCAAATACTAACATTGCAGGACCCTCAGCATCTGCTACTGGTAATGTAACTAACCAGGCAGTTCAGGTGCTTCAGGGTCCTTTTGCTTTGAATACTTTTGGTGCTGGTGTTTCTTGTCAGGGTCCAACCTTAAACTTCCAAACCTTCGGATATAATAATACAAATATGAATAATGATCCAGGAAGTTATCAAACCGGATCGTTAAATGTAGGTCTTTCAGCTGGGTTTTCTATTCCTCTTGATGGTTCATTACAAGAACTTTGCAAAACAAGAGCTAGAACAGAAATTACAAGACAACAAGCAGAAGCGGATAAAGCAAGACTTGACTTTGAATTGGTGAGATTATTGAAGTGTGGTGAAGCAATGAAGAATGGAATTTCGTTCCATCCACAAAGTCCTTATGCAAAAATATGTGCTGATATTGTTGTGAAATATCCACGAGTACAGGATGTAACAAATGGAAATCAAACCAATCCAAATAAGAAGTGAACCACCGCCTATCATTCCAACGATAGAACCTCCCGTAACTCGCAGATCAGAACGAACTGTGATACCTGAAATTGATATGCCTATCGTCAATATGCCAGATACAACTATCAAGTATCCAGTGATTAATGTTCCAACTCAAGAAGAGTTTGATGCTGCAGTCAGAGCAGAACAAAGAAAACAAGAAGAAGAAAAGGAAGAAAAGACTAGAGGACTTCCCGATACTCAACCAGTTCTACCACAGGTTCAAGTTCCTGTTCAGGATACTCAAGATAATCGGAATATTTCCAATCAACCGTCTACAAATACGAATCTGGGAGTACCAGTCATTGAAGTACCAATCGTCGGGGAAGTTCCAATTCCTCCAAAAGAACAGGTTATACTTGCTGGCACCACTGCTACTGCTTCTGTTGCTGCGGCTCTTGTTGGCAAATCTTTGGTGGAATGGATGGTAGGAAAAATGAAACCTATACTTGAACAGTTATTTGTAAGGGGTAAGAAACTCTTAAGTAGAGATCTTACCCCTTATGAACTGCAGGTTTATTTTGCGTTTGAAAAAAGTCAGTCTATCAAGAAAGTCAATAAGTTACTCAAGAAAGAACAGAAAAATCAAAAGAAAGAACAGTATAAAAAGTTCCATTCAAAGTAATTAGTACTTACCCTCTATACAGTTTTTTCATTCTCTTCCCTCTTGTTTATGTATCCAAACTTTCAATTGTTTTACATACTTTCTTAATATTTCTGCTTGTGATAAGTGCCAGTCATCTCCTGTTTTAGTATATGCCTTGATGTGCTCATCAACAGCATCAAGGCATTTCTTTATTACAGGATTCCAGGGTTCTCGAATTGGAGTATTCCATTCGCGTGGCATAATACCTCATAAATCATTTTTTCTTTCCACCATTCTTTGCTTTTTTAACAGTCGCATTGTTCTGGTTCTGCTTGGATTGTTTAGATCCAGCAGAACCTTTCTTACCTTTATTGGCAGATTTAGACATCATGCGCCTGTGCGAGGTTGTACAAAACCTTCCTCAAGTGCTTCAACTCTTTCTTCTAGAGTTGCTGCGACTTCTTCTGATACTGGAGCAGGTGGTTCTGGAGGAGCTTCTACAAACTCTTCTCTTTTTGGTTCTTCTTTCTTTTCATCTTC